ATGTGATGCCATCTTGGCCGATCCTGAGTACCCAGACGGTCACGGCTGGCGCATGTTGGCGGAGTACTGCAACGACCTGATCCGCACTCACGTGCTCGAGGCAGCTAATGTTTAACGCATTGTCTCGCTGGCTCGATCGTCTGCTGACATCGCCGGGCGTGGCTGATGTCTACGGCGGTACTCCTCGATCTCCGAGATGGTCAGCGACTAGACGCAAGCATCTCGAGCAGCAGCAGAAATGCGAAGCCTGCGACCGTGTGACCTCGCTCGAGGTACACCATGTGATGCCCTATCACCTAAAGCCAGAGCTCGAGCTGGCACCCGGCAATCTCATGACATTGTGCGAGGATTGTCACTTCATTTTTGGCCACTACAGCGACTGGACTAGCCACAACCCGCTGGTGAGAGTCGATGCCGCGGCATGGCTCGAGAGAGTACGATCACGACCTCAGGGGTGAGTTATGCTGCCAAAGATCTCATGCCTATGTCCGACGTATGGCAGGCCTCGCCAGCTCGAGCATGCCATCGAGTCGTTTCTACGGCAGGATTATCAGGGCGAGAAAGAGCTTATAATTCTCAACGACTACGGTGAGCAGACGCTGATCTACAATCACCCGCAGGTCAAGATCTACAACGTCTGGGAACAGATCAAGCCACTCGGCGCAAAGTTCAACGCAACCGCAGGCCTTGCCACTGGCGACCTATTAGCGATCTGGGAAGACGACGATATTTACCTGCCGTGGCGACTGAGCTACAGCGTCGAGCATCTCGACAGTAATCGCATCTATCACACGGCTAGCGCGTGGTTCGAGGAGGACACGCACAAGCTCACGCCGTCACGCAATCTCTACCATTGCAACCTCATGATGAGTCGTGAGGTGTTTCGGTCTGTGGGCAGTTACAGCGAGGTGAGAGATAGTGGATCGATAGACGTTCTGTTATTTGACGAACTACGCAAGCGCTACGGCACCATCACGCAGGAGATCGAGGACAAGGATCGATTCTATATCTACAGATGGGGCACAAGCGGTGGCTATCACGCATCAGGCTGGAGCACCAATATCGTCAGCGAGATGGCAGCGCAGCATGTGCGGCAGAACAACACGACGCGCGGTATCGTTGAGCTCACGCCACACTGGCCGTATGAGTACACCGACTACCTGCCGGTGCAGAGATGACCATCATGTCGATACTGACCGAGTATGCCCGTGTGCGAGACACGCCGAGCGATATCAATCAGCATCTGAGCATCCTGCGTGACTATGCCTGGAATCAGGAGCACATCACCGAGATGGGCGTGCGTGGCGTGATCTCCACGTGGGCTCTGCTGGCGGGGCTGCCTCAGCGCATGATCAGCTACGACATCGTGCATGTCGACACGAGCCTAGTAGCTGAGCACGCGGCATCTGCTGGCATCGAGTATGAGTTCCGGCGGGCTGATGTGCTGACGATGAGTGTGATTGAGGAGACCGATCTGCTGTTTATCGATACTCTGCACACCTACGCTCAGCTCCGCGGCGAGCTAGCTAGGCACGCCGATCGTATAAGAAAAAATGGCGTGATTATCCTACACGACACCGTGACCTACGGGCATCAGGATGAGCCCATCTACGCTCATGCCTCGCCACTGGCTAGGCCGACCTATGCGGGCAAGTCAGGGCTCCTGATGGCTATTGACGAGTTCATCGATGCAAATAATAAATGGCGGATCGAGCTGATCCGCCAGAACAATAATGGTCTGACCGTTCTGCGTCGAGATTAAGTATCTAGGAGATTCTGCGTCTCGGTATCCATGACTTCGCAGTGCAGGTCGTAGAGCGTGAGCATCTCATGCGCGAGGCTGAGCGCCTCGTCCTTGTCCGCCATTGTCGTGATGGTGGTGTATCGACCTTCGCCCTTGGTCTCGAGGCTAGGTACCAGTAAAGCATAACGATGTTGATGCTCAGTGCCATCATCCATCGAATAACGGAATAGCCGATTGAGTAGTCTCCTAATTTCTTTCTGATATGCGCTGATCTGCTTGTGGAGCACATCAACGACATCGATGCCCTTGTTGATTTGCCCGATGTGGCGCTCTAGTTTGGTAACTCGCTGCTGCGACTCGATCAGTAGCTGTAGGTGCGTCATCTGCTGCCCTCGTAGGTATCGATTAGCATATTGATGCACTGCACCGATTTGCGCAGATCTTCGATGCCGTTCTTCTCGGTGTGCCGCCAGAGATACTTGGCCGCACATCCTGCTAGGTAGGATCGATAGCCAGCAAGGCCAAGGCCTGCCCGCTGTGCGGCAGCACAGTCGATGTTGCTGCCGTCTCGAGGTCTATAGTGATCAGGGCTGATCGGATCGCTCATCTAAGTACTCCTTGACCCACTCGTAGATTAAGTGCTTGGTATCTTGCATAACATCAGACACGCTCTCAAGCTCTGCCCTGAGTGCCTGCATTTTGCGATACCAATTTACATCAATGTCCATGATGTCCTCCTCAGCCTAGGATCTCACGCAGGAGCCAGACGCACCAGTACAGAGTCCAACCAAGAGCCGCGGCTAGCAGCCCTACGCCGCACCATGCGAGCGTCTCGTCATATCGTGTCGGTGGTGATCGCTCATCCATGATTATTCCTCTTTGTCATAATCTGCTATTCGTTTGCCGATCCAGTGCATGACTGGTACCGCCATCGAATTGCCAAGAGCCTTGTAGCGCGGGTCATCGGGGCATTGATCCGGCAACTTCCGGCGCCAAGGTATTGCGGTGTAGTTGTCAGGAAATCCCTGCAAGCGCTCGCATTCTCGCGGTGTTAATCGGCGCACACCCATCTTGTGCGTGACAATCGGTTCATGTCCGTGAGTTTCCCGCCTCAATGTTCCGGTTAAATTGTTCTCCACTTCTATTCGGCTGCCGCCCTGATCCATGAAGCAAATAACGTTTTCCCTTCCATCATTCCGCCCTTGGGCAAATGTGATATCTGAAACGCAAGGGTCTTGGGTGCCATGAATAACAATTGGCGCCTCATGCAAACAAGTAAGGGTGGAGCTTATTTCTTTTGTTATTGCTGCGTCCTTTTGTCCTGAACTCATACACAAGGTTGCCACCAGTTTTCCTTCCCGTGAATACTGATCGCCTACCCCGCGCGGCCCGTCAACTGCGGCCAAGGTTCCGGCAACATCCGCGCAGTATTCAATCCTTTCGACTATTGCGGTTTCTGTTTCAGCGTCGAAGCCACCGCCTCCAACGCGGCTTGTAAGGCACTTGGCAAGGGCTTGTTGCGAGCTTCTGTCCGGCGGAGTATTCCGGCACACGCTTTCGGACTCAAAAAGAACCTTTGCGGAACGGCTTGTGTCTCCAAGACATCCGACAACAAACACGCGGCGCCGTCGCTGGGCCAATCCGAACCACTGAGCGTCAAGCACTCGGTAGGCCCACCCATACCCCAGCTTTGCCAGCGACCCGAGGAAGGTTCCAAAATCCCGTCCTCGGTTGCTGGACAATACTCCGGGGACGTTTTCCCAAACGATCCACTGAGGTTTAAATCGTTCAGCAATTGCCAAATAGGTGAGCATGAGGTTCCCGCGTGGGTCGCTGAGTCCCTGCCTGAGCCCTGCAACGCTGAACGACTGACAGGGGGTTCCTCCGGCCAAAACGTCAATTGAACCAATTCGTGCACTATCCCACTCCCTATATTTCGTCATGTCGCCAAGGTTTGGCGTATCCGGGTAATGGTGCGCCAAGACTGCCGAAGGAAACGGCTCAATTTCAGAATACGCCACCGCCTTCCACCCGAGCGGATGCCATGCTACGGTAGCGGCTTCGATGCCTGAGCAGACGCTAAGATATCTCATCGATATCTCACACATGCATACCAGCCGTTACGACCACGGCTCACCGCAATCTCGATCGGTGTGCGCTGACCGTAGTAGCAGCAGTTGCGGATCGCCTGCTGCGCACTGACTGCGGAGAACCCGACGCCCTCATAGCGATACGACCCGCCACGATGAGCCATGCGCCCCTGGGCCGCGCTCATGTTTGCGCTCTGCTGAGCGCTCTGGCCACATAACAGAATCGAGCAAATAGCGTAGATCATCCTAGTACCTCACGAGCCCAATCTTGGATCATCTCCGTGCCCATTGCGCGGAGAGTGCAGTTTTTCCTGATGGCTGCCCGCATGCGAGCAGCAGCCTCAGCCTCATCGAGCAGCCACTGGATGTCCAGCTCGGTCAGCTCGTCGCCAAGCAGAAAGGCCTTGTTGATGTTGTCCAGAATGCTCATTGGTTAATCTTTACCCCGTCATAGCACGCCTCGCAGTAAGGCCTCATGTTGCCACCGATGTCTGGCAGCCGACCACGCATCAGGGGCAGAGTACCACCACCCCGCGCCAATGTCACTAGGCTAGCGCTCATGACAGTCTCGCACCGGGCACAATCCAGCAGCTTGGTGTGCAAGGGCACATGCCATATGCGCCCGTCATTGCCACGTATCTTAGTCGTTATCGGTACAATCTTCATGCCATTTCTCCATTGTTAGAATCATCTCGATCCATGCCATCTCGATCGCCCAGGCATCGCACATCACTGGATTACTCATATTTAGTTAACTCCTGCTCAATAGCTGCCAATCTTTTTGATATTGGCTCAACCCAATAAATAGGTTGTGGGCCCGATAAGCGAGGCGATACAAACTTATTTAATTCATCAACATATTTATTAGCAATTTCTTCAACAAAATATTCTGTACAAAATTTTTCTATTCTTCCATTATAATTGAGCATTACTTCAAATAAATGACTTTTAGAAGTCAAATATTCTTTTTCCCTTTCAAGAGATTTTTTCGTTGCTTTTATAAGACTTGCTCTTGCTGCTTCAACTTGCTTTTTTAGTCGCTTCATGTTTTTTTCTTCATCATTCATTGTACCATACTCCACGCCCTTCTGCTTTTGCAATAGTCCAATCAATCTCATGAAATAGATCATCTAATGCGCAGGTATCCCAACACAATTCAGTACCCCTTTTTTCAACCACATTGAGAGTATTATCTAAAAAAGCCTTTGTCTTTTTGCATAAAGCAAGTAGATCAGGAGCCGCGGCAATCAAGTAAAAAATAGATGCGTTTTCTTTCTCATTCATCTGTCGTATCCTCCCTGCCAATGGCCCAAGTCCGTGAGACATGCTCGGGCCAAAACAAAATAGGCTCTCCTGCCTTAGCTGTGCGGTTGAGCTGCGTGCTCAGCTCGCGGGCAACCTCCTCCGTGAGGTTGCTGATCATGGCCCACTGGCGACCACGATGATCGACCATTACTTGCCATAGAGGGCGCATATCATTCCTTAACTCCTAAAGCCAATTTGACAAATCTGTCGTAAGCAATTTTTTGATTCTCGCAATGTGAACACGCAAATAAAGCGGCATTTGAACGCAATTGCAAACCGCAATCGCATGTGCGCATAAGTGAGTACGCGTATGATTTACCTTCTGCGGTAAGCCATATGCTTTCAAGAATTTTTAAATATGTTCGAGCAGTTTGCACATTGTTAAATGGACTTTCTTGGTAGGTGTTATACAGAAAAAACGAACAGCCCGAATGTCCCAGTTCTGCTATTTTTAGTTTTTTTCTTTCTGCGCGCTTGATCAATGGCGCAATAACAGGATCGGTTCTTGAGATGTGTAAATGTGGATAATTTTCATAAATAATATGTCGTTGGGTAGTGAATCCAAGCGGTTTGTAGTCCCTGTTTACTAGAATGAGATGTTCTGGTTTGCCGTGCATGTTGTGTAGCGCGTAAGGCAGCACAGAATATAAACTTTCGACTGCTCTAAAACTTGCTGGCTTGCGAAGTGCGCAATATAGCCCATTAACGACAGATACGTAAATGTCCATCCATTCCATGACAAAATCCCTCTAAACTCCATCAAACAACCGCAAAGCGCGGCATCTCACGCCCCACCTCCGACAGTGGGCTAGTGTCCGTCACACACGTGAGAGCGATAGGTGACCGGGTACCTACCGCACCCCCGAAGCCCCGGCGCAGAACTTGGCTAACGCGCCGCCGGTCCTAGGGGATTTAAACGGTGACCATGGATGACAGTTCAGCGGCAGCATGCCCGCGGAGATCCCTGCTACAACGAGCAGCAGGGGCCATGGCCACCGTGGCTCAGATGACCTCCCGCCAGCTCTGCGAATTGACCTGCCTAGTCACGATGCGCAGCGTGCAGTGGGCCTCATGATAGTCCTGCCAGTCGGTGCGCAGTGCAGGATCTGACATCTGCACTGGGGCATTGGGCCTGTGAGTCACTAGAATCTTGCGACTATCAAGCCCACGCTCACGTAACCATGCGGAGTAGAGCTGGGCAAACGTGATAGGCCAGTGATCGACGACCGCGGTATCCTCATCAAGCATGACGCCCGTTTCTGCGCACTCTGGTGCCCGCAGGAGCGACGATCGTTTAAACTCAATGATCTGGCCATGTATCGCAGATCGAGCCCCTAGGCGCCCCCAATCGACGCTAGCAAAGCCACGGCAGGCCTTGACCCATCCGACTAGGCAGGGCTCGACGCTCTGGCGTAGGATCTCGACGTGGTTCTTGCTGCGCCTGAACACCGAGTGCTCATGGATGACCCGATAGCCCGTCACGTCAGACGTGATCTCCTCGCCATCAGGATGCTGCGAGACCAGGAGCGAGGTAAACTCTGCGGCGTGCTCAGGGCTGACCTCCTGCCCATGGAGGTAGCTCTGGACGATGGCGCTGTAGTGGGCAAAGAGGGCAGCCCGGTTCAAGAAGACACGATCGCCAACCACAACTGGTATTCTGCTAGCCAAAGATAGACTCCTAAAGAAAGATAACTATAATATAATATAATATTAAATATATATTATTATTATATTATATTGTTTCCTGTTTCACCTATTTCCAACTTCACCAGATTCATTGCCAGTATTGTTTTAATACTCTTTGGGTATTCATCTAATAGTGGCCGTGAATCTGTGAACTTGGTTTCCATCGCATCTAAACCCTAACTACCACGACAGATATAGCGAGTCGGCCTCTTGCCGTTAGTTGCAGCTTCACCTTGAACTAGCTCGATCTCGCCGCTTGTCACCAGTGAATTCAAGATCTCTTCACGCTCCGCGGGTCGTAATGCCTGCGTTGCTCTGGTCAGCTCGCTACGCAACATGCCCTTAGTGCCAGCTCGACGTAAGGCTCTCAGAACACGCAGACGCTTAGCATCGAAGGCACCATCGGCCACCCACGACCTAGCCAGCCAAACCAATCGGGCCGTGAGGTACTGGCTGAGACCTGCTCCCCATGATGCTGCCTCTCCGTCGATGACCAGCTCTCTACTGTGCTCAGCACGACTGCACGCGTAGAGCAAGGCAAGCTTGTGGGCCTTCTCGCTGGCTCGAGTCCATAACGAGCCGACATCGTGCGTCTCTGCCTCCATCTGGTCGTCGCAGATAGTGTCGAATGAGTCCAGTAGGGCCGCGGCATCGTCAGTCGTGGGCACTACCAGCGGCTTCGGTGCGAGGTAGTTGAGATTGCCCGCAGTAATGTGCCCGGTGAACATCACCCATTTTTTGCATCGCTCGACCAGATCGGCTGGCACATCACTGGGCCTCACCTTGCGCTTGCGCACCTGGGCGGACTCAAACAGCAGCATTCGAGAGAGGAAACCGTCCGTGATGCTCTCGCTGGTCAGACCGGCAAACAGATTGCCCGGCACTGTCGTGCCATACAGCACACAGTTGGGCTGAGAGATCTCAGATCGCTTAGTGACATCAGCATAATCTTCTCCGACAAACACATTGCCCGCTGAGCTGTACAGCCTCATCAGCACCGTGATGATGCCAGCCAAGTGAGGGGCTGAGACTGCTCCACTAATCGACCGCAGCCATCTGCCGATCTCATCGATTGCGTAGAGCCGTGATGGCTGAGAGACCAGAGCGTTGACAAGTCCGGTATGACTAGCGATGCCCTCACCAAGCAGATGGATGCCACCACACTCGGCCAATATCGTTTTGATCGCCTGCCTTGCTGCTTCCTTGCCCGCACCTGATGGTGCCACCCCGATCACGTACACGTTGGGCCTCGAGCCATGAGCATCTCTAACCTTGCGACCACACAGCACCGACATGAGACAGATCGAAGCACCAAGGGCTAAAACTGGCTGAGGTCGATGGCTAATTGAGTCGATGTACCTCATGACATCACCGATGATGCCCGGCACATGTAGCAGATGATCAGGCATCGCACCGGGATCACCCGGCACCGCTGGCTCGACCGTGCGTGCCTCCGCAGCATCCTGCGCCGCGTGGTCCT